TATAATATCAGCCAAACCACTAAAATGTAAATATTACACAAGCTAAGGCGTTGAAAATTGCCTTAGCCCAACCAAATATAACCAAATCTTAACCCAAAAATCCCAATTTAAAACCTCTAATATTAAAATATCTTACTATCTCCGAAATTATAACCAATACCGTTATTTACTCCCATTTTGACCTGTTCCGCCAAAAACAACTCGAATTGAAAACACCGCGACTTGTTTTTGAAAATAACACGCCTTGGTGAGGTGAAGCGGGACACCAGTCACATCTGTAACAAAAACACTTACACTATGATTGTTAAATAATTAACACAAGCATAATCTTAATAATTAAAATAACCGAAGAAAATGCTTAAAAACTATTGACAACCTTTCTTTTACGTGATATAATACAGACATAAAATAAAGAAAGACGAGGACAACAAAATGAACGAAGAATATTTAAAGGGATTACAGGACGCCTCAATAGATGTTTTACAATTTGGAAGTTTGTTTGTAGAAAATTTAATTAAAAAATTGGAAGAATGTCCTTATACGGACGGCTATTTAAAAGGTTACAATTTAATGTTAGAAAGAGGAAAATTATTATAAATAGGAGGAACCAAAATGTTAAAAGAAAAATTAAACCCAGAATTCAGCAATCAAAAAAGTTTTTACGGAAAAGCAATCGTCTTGAGAACAAACGATGAATTACTATTACAGTCCTATAATACAATCGTATGCGGAACAAAACGAGACGGAACACTTATTAAGTATTGGGACGGATATTCAGCTACAACCATGAAACATATCAAAGAATTTGCAAAACAATTTTGCAGAGGTTTAGAAATCAATAAAAAGGAATGGGATAAATTACCATTAAGTTATTAAAACAGCCTAAAGAGTCTTTGAAAATCAAGACGAAACCATGTTTCATAAGGTTTTACAGAGAGCGAAAACTCACACTCGTTCGTTTTCTTGCGTGAAACATGGTCACTGTTACAAGAAAGTGAGGAATAAAATTTGACGAATCGAGAACTTCATAATCTAGAACTTTATTATGCCGGGTGTAGAAATGCAAAACGTGATTTAGAAAAGTTTGGAGAAAAGTGTTGCTTAAAAGTTATTGATACTTTTACAAGCGAAGAATTAAAAGAAATATCATTTGAAAAAGGTTATTTAGACGGATTTAATGATTATAGAAAAGGAGAAACCACCATGGAAAACAAATTAACAGCAAATGAAAAGAAACTATTAAAAGCCTATGCAATATCACTCGCAAACGCAGCAAGTAATTATGAACGTTTAGGATATGGAACAGAAAGAGAAAAAGAATTTTTCGATAATTATATTGAAACTAAAAGCGTTTTATTTGAATTTATCAATTCATTATAATATCGTTTATTGGAGAATTAGCATGAAAATAGTATACTTAACGCAATCAGACAAAAACATATTGGATAGGGCTCCAACCCTATCCAATGAAGAAATAGGAAAAATATTAAAACAATTAGACCAGTTAAGGGTAGAAGATCAATTTTTATCAATTATATTGAACATTTATTACAATTGCAATCTTCTAAAGGACTATGATAGAGAGTCAGAAAGTAAAGACTGGCTTAATGACACTCAAGAAATGAGCGATACATTAATGAAAGTTTTATTCATGCAACAAGGACTTGACGCAATGAAAAGATTATAAATGGGAGAATAAATTAAAATGAAATGGACAAGCTTATTAGCCGTATTAAATCAAAGACACCTGAACGACCTATATTTCTTAAAGAGCATTATGGTCACAATTGACGATTGTTTAACAGGGTTTAAACACGTTAAGGAAGTACAAAGCAACCTGAACTATCTTAGTTTAAGATACTCCGTTATTGTATTAGAAATAACGCAAGGACTTGAAACGCAAGGTTTTCGCTTTATTATCGACAGAGATAAAGAAGAAATCATCGAAATTAGCTTAGTTTGGGAGTGGTAGAAGATGGACGATAAATTTATTGCACCTATCAAAGAAAGACAATTGTTTGAAGACGTCTCTAGTTTTTATAGAGGTTTAATCATCACAAAAGAAAAAGAAATTGAGAATTTAAAACGCAGTAACCGCATGTTAGAAAATAAAATTCATAAACAGCGCAAGGAATTAAACAGACTCAACAAAGAAAACAAGGATTTAAAAGCTAAAATCGGCGCATTAACAAGGGAGCTTTACAAAGCTGAAGATCATAAAACAAAGCTACAAGATGAAATATCCAAATTAAGAGATAAAGTAGATTCTTTAAAAGAAGAAAGAAAGCATTTACTACAAGATAAAAATGCAGTCATAAACTTGACAAAAGGTTTTTTAGATGATACAATAGACCATACAACATATGAAGTATACGGACTATTACAGAACTACTATAAAAAGCTGATTGAACTCAATTTAGGTTCAAATGATTCTAACACAAAAAACATATCTTGAGTTAAAACATTCAAACGAAAGGAAAATAAAATGGAATTAATTGAGGGAATCATCATCGGAATGGCAATCGCATTTGCAGCATACTGCTTCACAAGTGTATTTGAAGAATCGGAGAAAAATGATTAATAATGACAGTAGCAGAACTAAAAGAAGAACTTGAAAATTATGATGAAAATATGGAAGTAATTTATTCATTAAATGGTAAAGACGTTTATGATATTGACGCAATTGGCCATTGTGAACTAGAAAATGGAAATAAATGTGCGATATTAATTTAACCGCCCTGATGAGTCTTTGAAAATTAAGACGAAATATGTTTCACGGTGTTTCACGTGAAACATATCGGCGTAAATTTAAAATGTTATGAGCAAACACTTAATGCGCCAATGTGATTTTGTCTAATGGCTGGACAATAAAATATAATAATGAAAGAAGGTGAATAACTCCTTGAAAATTTTTACGGTTTGTAAATTCCGGCCATGATTCATTCACAAAACACCAAACAAAAGAGGGTAACAGGCATTTCTTATATACCCACCAAATTTATAATTGAAAGGAAGTGAAAACCCACCTTTTCGTATTTTATTTTCCTGTTACTCTCAAATTTAACAGAAGTTTTGTAACTGAAAAAAGTTTCAGACAAAACATGTATACGATTGGTTCCCAAAATCAAAGATTTTGACCAATCAGCAAAAACAAATTAAAGGAGAAAATTAAAATGACTAAAAACATCACAAGAACAATTAAAACAACTCACGTATTCTTAGCAGAAGCAAAATTCGAGGGAGGACAGTTAGTGGCCTATGATTTACCCTCATTGGATTTATTAGGAGAAGTAGCAGACGATAAAATTTTAAAAGAAGCAAAGAAATTATATCCCGAAGTAAATATTTTAATCAAAGAAAAACAGGTGTCTGAAGTAACGTACGCCATGCCTGTTGATACATTTATTGAACTTGCAAGCATTGTTGAACCAGTAGCTGAACCAGTAGAATAATTATAAATTAAAGGAGAATAAAAATGAGTGAAGAAAAAGCATTACAGGCAGACGTTGTATTATCAGAAAATGAAGTAAAAGATTTAATGGCATTTAAAGGTGAGGATAAAGATTTTATTTCTGATTTAAGAAATAGTGGTTCAGTTGAGTACTGTTCTGTACAGGCAGAATCTCAGACAGAAAAGTTAGCATTATTTAATGCTATTTCAGACCCAGAACCACTGAACGACATGATCGGAAAAGAAATCACCGTCAAAGATATTTACATGCAGGTAATTGAAATGACCGATGAAAAAACAGGAGAAATCACACGTGGCCCGGCCATTGTATTAATTACACCGGACGCAAAAGCTTACCGATGTGTATCTATTGGCGTGTACAATGATTTAACCCGTATCTTTAACATGTTGGGAGAACCCAAAGATTGGGAACAGCCTGTTACCTTTGAAGTTAAAAACAAAAAGGTCAATGAAAAAGGTTGGACAATGCTTAAACTTGTCGCAAAGGTGTAAGCCTATGACGAAAAACGGTATTGAAATGAATTTACATTTGACCCCATGGGTATACTCACAAGTATACCCTAACGGTCAAACAGTTGTGTACTGTTTTTCGAGTGAATTATATCGAAATAAATTTATCGAGAGACAGGAGCATAACAGAGGTCAGATTAATGGCTCACTCTCAAATCGTTTTAACATTATTTTTGAAAACATCATTCTATGTGATTTAGTTCTTTACAAGAGAATTGAAAAAAGAGGGTTTTTAATACAATTAAACGGTGAGGAATTATGCCAAAACGAAGTAAAATTAAGTGGAGACAAATTGATGAAAGTAACCTTACAAATTTAGTAAGGCAATTTAACGCAAAAGTAGGGAGATTGGTAAAATCAAATCCTGATTTATCAGAAGCCCTGCCAAAGCGATTAACAAAAGCTGAATTTAAAGAAAATATTCGTACAAGGCAAGATTATAATCGAGAGGTAAATAAATACAAGCGATTCCTTAGAAAAGGCGCTGAAAATATAAAAGAATTTAAGCAAGGCGTTAAGATTACAGAATGGGAAAAGAAAGAACTTGATATTATGGCAAGAACTGTAAGCAATGCAAGAAGAAGGGAGCTGGAACGGGTTGAATCCGTTCCGCTTTATGATCAAGGACAGCCTACAGGACTAACAAGAGGCCCTAGACGTTTCACGCAACAGGAAAGAGAACTTCAACCAAAGAAAGTTAATCTTGATAAAGTTTCACCAGGACGTGAATTTGAAATGTTTAGAGAAGTTCTAGAAAAGCAAGCTAGACCCGATTATTTTGACGCAAGAAAAGAAGATTACAAGAAAAATTATATTGACGCGCTTGATCGAGCGTTTGGAGGTAGAGCCGCAAACTTAATAAGAATACTGGAAGATACAGATGCAGAACTTATTTATGACGCTGGGCTTTCCGATTCAGATCTACATATTGACTATATTTATGACCCGCACGATGAAGATACAAAATTCAGCTTCTTAAATGGCGTTTGGCCTAAATACATTGAATCTGCTAATGAATGGAGCTAAAGAATGAAATTTACAGCAGACTTAGAGACCACAACAAACGAACAGGATTGTCGGGCGTGGGTTGTTGGCTTATGTGAAATAGGAAATGTAAAAAATTTCTTTTGGTTAAAGACAATCGGAGAATTAATGGAGTGGTTAATTCTTGAACCTGAAAATCACACACTTTATTTTCATAACTTAAAATTTGATGGCGAGTTCATTATAGACTGGTTATTTAGAAATGGTTACACACACATTTTAGATCGGAGAGAAGCGGAAACCAAAACATTTACAACGTTAATTTCCGACAAAGGCCCCTTTTACTCCATCAACATTTATTTTGAAGTAAAAGGAAAAAGAAAAAAGATGGTAACTATTTATGATTCTTTGAAAATATTAAATTTCTCCGTAAAGCAAATTGCAGAAGCTTTTGACTTACCCATTAAAAAAGGAGAAATTGACTACGCAAAGGAAAGACCTATAGGTTATGAACCAACACAAGAAGAAATTGACTATTTAAGAAATGACGTTGAAATTGTTGCAAGAGCTTTGCAGACATTGTTTGATGAAGATTTAAACAAAATGACACAAGGCTCAAATGCATTACACGATTTTAAATCCATTTTTGGAAAGAAAAACTTTGAGCGTGTATTCCCTATACTAGACTATGATAAAGACATTAGGGGGTCTTATAAAGGAGGTTTCACTTATTTAAGTCCTCGATTTTCGCAATATGGAAGTCGGGGAAGGAATTGTTCTTGATGTAAATTCCTTATATCCGTCAGTAATGTACTATGACAAAATGCCTTACGGTGAGGGAAAATATTTCTTTGGACAGTATGTCAAAGATGATATGTACGATTTATATATACAAAATTTTTCATGCACATTTGAGCTTAAAGAAAAACACATTCCAACACTACAAATAAAGGGTGCTCCATACGCATTTAAGGAAAATGAATATTTAACTTCATCAAACAGTGAAGAAGTATTTTTATCAATGACCAATATAGATTTAAGTTTATTTTTAGATCATTACAATGTGTATAATTTAAATTTTATTGATGGCTGGAAATTTAAAAGCAAGACAGGATTCTTTAAAGGGTATATTGATAAGTGGAGCCAAACAAAGATTGAAAGTAAAGAAAACGGTAATTCTGCAATGTACACATTAGCGAAATTAATGTTAAACGCGCTTTATGGTAAATTTGCATTGAATCCCGAAGTTCGTTCTAAAATACCATTCTTTGACGAAGAACAAGACAGAGTAAGGTATAAGTTTGGCGAAAAAGAACAAAGGAAACCCGTATATTTGCCAATCGGAACATTCATTACTTCTTATGCTAGAAACAAAACAATAAGGAGCGCACAAAAAGTTTATGACCGTTTTATATATGCTGATACAGATTCACTTCACTTAATCGGAACAGAAATACCGGATTGTCTTGAAATTGATAAGACAAAATTGGGTGCATGGGACCATGAATTGACATTTATAAGGGGTAAATACATTTGTCAAAAAAGGTACCTTGAGACTTACGAAGTAGGATATAAAGAATTAAAGAAAGCCTTAACAGAGCTCGAACTCAAAGAAATTGATGAACAGTTCAGAGCTTACTGGTTTAATGGTACACTCGTTCGAGATAAAATAACTTGTGCGGGTATGCCGAAATCTTGTTACAAGCAAGTGACATGGGACAATTTTAAGATAGGTGAACACTTTGATAATAAGTTAATTATGCGACACGTAAAAGGCGGCATTGTTCTTAAGGATTTAGGATTCACAATGAAGGGTTAACTTTTGGTTATATTACTAGCGGCAGGTATAACTAAAAGTTATGGTAAAGCAATTGACATTATATAGCCGCTATGTTATAATAAAGTCAAGAGGATAAAAGACCTTAATTAGCGTACAACACGGGGAGACCAGCGGTGAAGAGCCGGCCCTGCTGTTAATGGAGTGGTTTCTTGCGACTAATGGCTTTTAATCCTCTTTCTTTATATCTATAAGGAGGGCTTATGTATTTTAAACTTATTAACGATGATGAATTATACAGAATAAGGATTATGAGCAGAGGTTATGGAAAATTAAAATACTTTAACGAACTAAAAAGGAGGCTAATCAATGGACTTAATAACAGCGATCAACAATCAAATGGCCGCAGAAATTGAAAACATCATCTCAGAAGCCGAAGAAATCTTAAAAAATTGTGGTGTTCACTGCGACACGAATTACGGCACCACTCCATACTTCTATGAAATAAGTTATGTAAATGGTGTTTCATCACAATCAAATCAGTGTGATTTAACAGAAGATTTTAAAAAACGTATGATGGAAAATCCGGTAGATAAAGAACTCGATAATTATATTAAAGAAGATAAAGAAAAACGGCTTGAAGAATCACAGGTAAAAATGGAACCTGATTATTTCGATACCGATATGAACGCAGATGTTTATATCATGGACGATAAAGATTTACATGCCTAATATGTTTTACAACGGTTATCAAACCATCACGCACAACGCAGTCTTTAATATGATTATCGGCCCACGTGGTTACGGAAAATCGTTTTGGGCGAAAGAATGGGCCATCAAAGATTTTATAAAACGTGGAAATCAGTTTATGTATGTAAGAAGATATTCAACCGATTTAAAGAAAATACACCAATTTTTTGACGATATTATTGAGGAAGAAAAATTTCCGGATGATGAATTAATCGTAAACGGCAACGAGTTTTATATCAATGGTGAACTTGCTGGGTATTCTGTACCACTATCAAAAGCGCAGTCATTAAAATCAACGCCGTTCCCGCTGGTTGACAAGATTATCTTTGACGAGTTTATTCTTGAAAAAGGTGCGATTCATTACATACAGGGAGACAATGAGCCGGAAGTATTTATCGGGCTTTGCGAAACCATTTTTCGCTCAAGGGATAATGTCAAAGCGTTCCTTTTAGCCAATAGTGTGACGATGAACAACCCATATTTCAAATTTTGGGATATTAGTTTTCCAGGAGACACAAAACTCGTTAAAAGAAATAATGGACTTGTATTAGCTCAACTCGTTGATGGTGAAGAATTTAAAAGTTTTAAAAAGAAAACAAGAATGGCGAGAGCGATTGAAGGAACAAGATACGCCGCATACTCAATTGATAATGATTTTTATTTAGATAACGACACTTTTATTGAAAAGAAAAAAGGAACCGCTAGTTTCTATATGAAGATCATTTTCAGAGGGAAAACTTATGGTATATGGCAGGATTTTAAAGAAGGAACCATGACCGTATCCATGGACGTTGACCCGTATTGCAGAAGGGAATACGCACTAACTCTTGATGATCACTCACCCAACACGCTTTTAATATCGGCCATTGGAAAGTCCCCAGCGATAAAAAGATTTATTGAAATGTATCGCTTAGGGGTGGTAAGGTTTGAAAGCATGTCCATCAAATCCGCCACTTATGAAATGATTAAAATGTTAACATAGGAGAAAAACATGAAAAATTATTTAAAACAATTTTTAGATGATAACAATCGAATAGTAGGAGATAAATTCCAGATCGGTTGTGAAACTTTCGTTATTGTTACAGATGAAACTTATGGTTATTGGATTACATCTTGTGGGGCCAAAGTAAATTCGCTTTTAATCCTAGAAATATTATTAGGTGTTCAGCCAATTACATGGATTACAACCAGACACTTTGGCCCGTATGACAAATACTAATGAAAAAATTATTAAGAATCAACCATAAAACTTATTTGTTTGATGATGAATCTGAAACAAGTATTTCATTGCTTGATGGTGATCATTTAGTCATGTTTTTAATTGATGATTACAACCGTTTGAATGAAAAACTGGAAAAGATTTTATCGCTTTATGAATCGCAACAGAAAGCAACGACAAATTTAATTAAAGTAATTAAATTAAATAACGAAGAAATAAAAAAGATTAGAAAGGAGTGCTCTGTAAAATGAAACCCACTCAACAGGCAATCTTAAACGAATTAACAGAGATTATTCAAAACATCCCCAATTTCTTTGGAAGTAGTGATCAAATTGCTACGGCAATTTCGATGATCAATGAAGCAATTGTATATATTAACGGGGCTGTAAAATGAACGAATTCAATAAATGTATCATTAAAACCTTAACAGAAGCCATTTCAGACATTCAAAAATTTACGCCTGATGGGCCAAAGAAAGATGAAGCCATCAAGCGAATCATGGAAGGAATATTTTGGCTTAAGGATATTAATTAATACTTGACATTTTCCAACTATTGTTATATGCTTAAAATAACATATAAATAGGAAGGGTAAATGGTATGTCTGAATGGAATGTCGTTCTTGTAATTGTTACGTTAGTTGGTTTAGGGGTAACGCTTTGGCGAGCCGCTTACAGCTATACCAAAACAACAACACAATTGCAGGAAACATTAAAAAGTCTGCAAGATTTAATTTCAAAAATTCAAGTGGATATGGATAGAAATAGTCACAACAATTCCGAAAGCCACCGCAGGATTTTTGAATGGCTTGAAAAGCATGATGAAATGTTCGATGATCAAGAAAAGAAAATGATTAAGTTTGAAGATTTCATGAATTGTAAGCAGAAATGAAAGGAGGTGAAGCGATATGGAATTTTTAACCCAATACCTCAGCATTGTAATTGTAATCATCTGTTCGGCGGTTGGATATATTATTAAAAACTTTCTACCAGATAATTTAAATAACTTTATTCCTTTATTCTCGGGGGTGTTAGGCATTTTTATTGCATGTTGGACGGTTGGAACTTTTACACCAGAAGTATTAGCAACAGGGCTTGTATCAGGTCTTGCGGCTACAGGTTGTTATGAGCTGGTAAAGAAATTGATTGATCAGTTTGGAAAGGATAAATCATGATTGAATTATACTCAGACATTAGTATCCAGCAAGCTTTGCACTGGTTAGGATACAATAAAAATTATGATGTTTATGGCATTGACGGCATTTTAGGGGATAAAGGAAGTCCTTCATTATCGAGAGAAGATATTAAAGATTTGCAACAAGATAACGGTCTTGAACCTGATGGCATTTGGGGATTTGATACGCAAAGAATTGCGCAAGATTTGTTGTGGACAGTGCAAGCAACCGAACATTTCCATATGTCGGAGTTTGCATGTGAAACAAATGTTGAAGGAACCATTCACGATGAAGGGTGCAACGGCTGGCCTGAAATTATGAATATTACCTTCTTAGGACTACTGGAAGAATTAAGGAAGAAGGTTGATCAAGCCATCGTGGTTACTTCCGGGGTGCGTTGTCAAACATTCAACGACAGTTTATCAGGGTCTGCGGTAGACAGCTATCACCGCTTAGGAAGGGCCGCAGACATTTATTGCTCAGGCTGGTCACCCACGGGGATTGCAAGACTTGCAGAATCATTAGGTTTAAAAACGATTGTCTATGAAACCTTTACCCATGTACAATACAATGGAGAAGGTTATTAGAAATAAAAGAAAAGGAGAATTTTATGGCTGAAACAAGAGACGAACGTCGAGACGATGAAAGAGAAGAAAGAGAAGAAATCAGGAGAGATAGAGAAAAGATTGATTCTTTTGATGAATCTGTAGCAGATATGAATCCTAGAACTTACTTTGATTTAGTGTCTGAATTGCAGGATGCAAGAGACGATGATGATCGATTCTCAAAACTCATTCTTGATTTACCACGACATTTTAGAACGCTTTATGATGATCGTGAAGCTCAGAAAGAGCGGGCAGACCGCTTTGAAAGAAAGACAAGAGAGCTTTCCGAAGCAAACAGACGCCTATATGAAAATGTCGGCAGAACAAATTATGGTGAATATGATCGGGCAGATCGTGATGATCGAGACCGATTCAGTGATTTTTCTGATGAGCCTGAGGACAAAAAGGTGTCCTTAGATGATATCCGGAAAAGAAAATAAGAAAAGGAGAAAATATATGGCAAGTTCAAAACAAACATTTGACGGCGTGGCGGCCGTAAACGCCGTAAGAGAGGGCTTAGCTGGAACCGATTATAACGGCGCCTCAGAAGCCTACAAAGCTGCTGTTCCTTATATTGAAGGAAGATCGGCAAGTATTCAGGACGTTGGAAATCCGATTATTAATTATCAGGCGGTTCAGAATGAATTCCTTGATGTGTTAATCAACCGTATTGCATACACCTTTGTGCGTGATATGTTATACGAAAATCAGTTAAGAAGCTTAATTTCTGGTAATCTTCCATTAGGTGCAGATTTACAAGAAATCGGCGTTAACCCAGCAGAAGCTAGACCTTTTGACCCGACGGGCATTAATCTGCTCATGCAGGAAAAACCGGACGTAAAAGTCTTATACCATAGAGTAAACAGAAAAGACCGCTATAAGGTCACCATTTCTGACGAACAGTTAAGACAGGCATTTGTCTCATGGGATTCTCTTGATCGTTTCATTGCGGCCATTGTTAACTCAATGTACAATGGAGCGGAAATGGACGAATTTATGCTCATGAAGCAGACCTTGGGGCGTTCTGTAGCAAAAACAGATGTGACAACTATTACAGCAACACCTGTAACAGACGAAGCTTCAGGCAAGAAACTGGCCGCACAGCTAATCGGAACCTCATCTGCTTTCACCTTCCCAGGAATCAAGTACAATAAACTGAATTATAAAACGTGGACACCAAAAGACAGACAGATTCTTATTGTTAGAGCAGACGTTAACGCAAACTTAAATGTTGAAGCTTTGGCGTATGCATTTAATCTTGACAAGATTGAATTCATGGGACGTGTCATTGAAGTTGATGATTTTGGAGCCGCCACGAATGTCATGGCAATGCTGGTTGATGAATCTTTCTTACAGGTATGGGACCAGTTAAAAACCACAAGAGAGTTCTACAATGCAGAAGGCATGTATTGGAATTACTTCTTCCACGTATGGCAAGTATATTCTTACAGCTTACTGGCAAACGCCGTTGCCTTTGTTGATGGTTCAACACCATCAAACACGATTACAGGTGTAACCGTATCCCCAACTACCGCAGCACTCAATAAAGGAGCTTCCTTAACCTTTGATGCCACAGTAGCAGGAACAGGCGTATTTGATGAAGCTGTAAACTGGACAGTTACCGGGGGTGTAGCGGGAACGGTTATTAACAGAGCCGGAACACTTTCAGTTTCTCCAGCAGAAACAGCGGCAACTTTAACAGTGACTGCCACTTCAGTGGGAGACAACGAGAAATCAGGTACAGCTACTGTAACCGTAAACGGGAACGCATGAGCATAGGCTGATTGATCAAAATTTTTAATTTTGAGATTCAATCGCCCGTGACAGGAACACCGTAAAGAAGAGCGAAGCGAAATCTGAACGGAATGTTCCGAACCACCATTTAAATAAAACTAAACAGCCCTTCTATTCATGAAGGGCTGTTTTGGAAAGAAGGTAATTTATGGCAGACGTACAGAATTTGACACAAGTAAGACTTTGTTCCGTTCCAATTGACAATACCTACGAGAACCAATTAGATTTTGCAGACACAAACCAACAACGTGATTATTTTGCAGGGAAGGCAATTCACACCTTTAACAACTTAACATACCAGAGAAAAGATAATATCATTGACTTACCAATAAGCGTTGACAGTCTTTGGGGCGTCAATTATGTAATGTACCAAAATGCAAACTTTGGAAATAAATGGTTTTACGCATTTATTGACCGAATGGAATATATTAGCCCGAACAACTCAAGAATTGTGATTACTACTGACGCATGGCAGACGTGGCAATTTAATATTAATTTTGGTAAATGCTATGTTGAGCGTGAACACACTAATGTAACTGAATCAATTTCAGTTGAAGAAGGTCTTGATGCCGGAAATGAATATGTATTGAGAAAACAAGCTCACTTATGGGACAGATCAGGAATAGGGCCAGATTACTATGTCGTTATGACGGAAACAGTTGAAGATATTATGAAATCAAAATATTGGGATAAACAAGAGCCATCTTCACTGAATGGCCCAAACGGTTCAACGCCGAGTTGTGTTCATTATTATTATTTTGATTCATCTTTTAGAACGATGTTAAAAATGCCCGCCACGGACGAAGAGAGAAATATTTTAAATAACCCTTTGGGGTACAACAATCCTGTAGCTGGGAGCGAAGATTGGTATGGCAAAGTAGCCGAAATGTCAAAGGTATTAAATACCATGTTTGTGGGTAACAGTGCGGCGGCTGATGTCATTGGGTATATTCCCGGACTTGATAAATATCAAAAAACAAGAGAATTAGTAAAAGAAAGAGCGGCGAGATTCGCAAGCGCAATCGTTGAAATATTCCGACTACCAGCCGACCCAACAGATTTACAATATCAAACGGATAGTTATGGGTGCAGGCGGGTTGTTGGCTTAACGTCTGATTTGCGTTTTGGGTCAGCGTCAAGCGGTGTAACCTCAGATTATTTCAGTGAACCAAAGCTTAATTATTATCCTTATTCTTATTTTAAGGTTACTAATCATAAAGGGTCAGCTCAGATATTTAAGCCTGAATATGTTTCAAACCCTCACATTTCCTATACGCTAGGTTTTGGTTCCCCGGTAACAATCCGTTATTGGTGCGATAATTATCAAGGGTCTGGAAATCAAAAAGATAAAAGTGTTATTTCTAATACTAACAATACACTTCCAGTTCTAAATGATCAATACGGGGCCTATCTCATGACTTCAAAAACACAAAACGATGTTGCCATCACAAACAGCATTGTTGGTGGTGCGGTTTCCGTTGGAACTGGTGCGGCAAGTGCTGGCCTAGGTTTTGCGTTAGGTGGCCCAATGGGTGCACTTGTTGGAGGTCTTGCAGGGGTTGCTTCAAGTGCTATTGGAGGGCTTTCAAATGTTTATAAAACAGTAAGCGGATTAAACGCTAAAAAACAAGACTTACAAGGTCAACCTCCAACAGTGACAGGAAACTCAAACAATGGTGACTTTGACTATAATGATGGAGAGGACGGCGTTTGGGTTGAACTTTGGACAATCAATGATCAACACGGAAATATTCTTTCTGATTATTTTAACCGATATGGCTACGAGATTAACAGAGTAAAAGTTCCAAACTTTAAAGGGCGTGCAGGTTTTAATTTTATTAAAACTACTGACGCAATGATTACTGGAGGGGTTCCAATGAATGACCTTGACCAGATTAAACAAATGTTTAACAATGGTGTGACCATATGGCATGACCCTTGGAATGTAGGTAATTATTAATGGAACTTGATAATGACTTTTTAACTGGAATGATTTTGGGACTAATGTTTTCAGGTGCGAAAGGTGGCGGCGGTGGTGGGGGTGACGATACCGACCGGGGTAGAGTATGGAACTGGTTAATCGCTAAAGGCTTCACCGCACAAGCCGCCGCTGGCGTTGTTGGAAATGCTATGCAAGAATCTCAATGTGATCCGGCCGCAGAAGAAGGCCCATCTCCCGGTTATGGATATGGTATATTCCAATGGACAGGAGACAGACGTGTCGCATTTGAAGCCGCAGCAGAAGCCGCCGGCGTTCCGAAGTCTGATTTTGATTTTCAAATGAATTATTTCTGGAATGAAGCCCACACCACCGAAGCATGGGGATTTGAGCCGTATGGGGGAATTGATAATATGATGTTATATACAGACATTGATCAAATGACAATAGACTTTGAAGCGGCATATTTGAGAGCCGGAGAACCGAATATGCCCGCAAGACTTCAATATGCGCATGACGCTTATAACGCATACGCCTAATGGATTATATTAGATTTACACAAGGCTTTTTCATTGGAATGTTAATGGGAACAGGTAGCGGCTCAGGGCCTTCTCCGGTAACAAGCTGGCCCTTACCACTGCCTGAATACAAGCTTGATTCGTGTGACCCAACAAATTTGTTTGGGTGTCGATTAAATCCTGTAACAGGCATTTACACAATGCATTATGGGTGGGATATTCAAGCACCTAACGGAACGGAACTTTTAGCAATAGCGGACGGTGTTGTCACGCAGGCGGGCGATAACGGAGGGTGGGGAAATTCCATCACAGTTGATGCAGGTGCTTATTCCTATATGTATGCACACAGGCCGTGGAGTGATACCGCTCCGGCGGTAGGTGCGGCTGTTAAAGAAGGCAATATCATTGGTCATATTGGAGAAACCGGGCAAACACAGGGTGGACATGTTCACTTAGAAATAAGAGTGAACGGAGAAGCCGTTGACCCGGCTGGTTATTTACCTGTAAATGAAGACACGTGCAAGTGCTTACCACTTCCACCGCTGGATACAGGTTGTTAAGCTGATTGACCAAAATCTTTGATTTTGAGTGTCAATCGTTCGTGACAGGAGTCCATGAACGAAGTGAATGGATAACGACGAACCATGAAAGGAGAAATTAAATGCCGAAAGGTGGCCCAAACGAAGGTACCCTATTATTTGACCCTTCTCTAGGATTTGGAAATTTACCATTTGCAGAGACAGGAGCTTTTAATAGGGCAACTTATCAAGATTATTTTATGCGGTTAAGCTTACTGGCCATGTCCATGTTTGAATGGCACAACTTGCCTATAAGCTGTAATGAACGTTTTTTAGAAGAAACGCTTTTCTGGTATGGACAAGCGATATTTATAGAAAGAAAAAAAGAAGGGGGAACGGAAGATATTATAAATCTTCAAGTTAACCCGGCTGGGAGACCAACGATTTACAGAGATTTTGAACGTTATAATGCGTATTCGATTCAATTTAATCAAATGGTTTGGAATGATGAAAGTGTATTTGTAAGAAACAATTATTTCAGGTTCCCTACTGCTTATACGATAAGACTATACGCTCAACGTTTTTATGAAATTGAAAGAACGTGTGACGTTAATATTAAAACACAAAAAACGCCAATGGTCGTGTTAACAGATGAAAAGAATCGATTGACATGGACAAATATTATGGCGAAATATGAGGGGAATGTTCCTCTTATTATGGCTGACAAAGATTTAAGAATTGATAACTTCACATCAATGCCGTTAGCTGGCCCGTTTATTGCAAATGATTTAATGCTCTATAAGCATAACTTATGGAATGAATGTATGACGTTTTTAGGAATTAAAAATACCAATACAGATAAACGAGAAAGATTAGTGGCTGATGAAGCCATTGCAAATTTTGATCAAGTCAATCAGAGCGCAGAAACCATGTTAATCACAAGACAGGAAGCGTGCGATAAAATGAACCGATTATGGGGAGACAGATTAGAAAAGGAAGTATATGTAACATTAAGAAACAGAGCAATCGAACCGGACTTTGCGGCAGACGAAGAAGTTATAAAATCCGATACAGATGTCATTTATCATAGCAATAAAACAGGAGGACAGGAAAATGGCTAAGTTTACCATAGAACTTTATAACCTCATTGAATCGGGTTTTGATTTGGGGCTAAGAGAGTACCCTATCTTTGATGAAACTTACAGGAATGTTTTAAATAAAAAGTTAATACAACATTATTATATGCGTGAAATTGGTTTTGAAACGGCTGGTTTATTCAAGTTCATGCTTAATCGGTCAATGAACGAAATTATGCCGTATTACAATCAGCTCTATGAAAGTATTAATATCTTTAAAGAGAAGAATCCCTTTGAAGATAAAAACATCACTGAAAGCAGTAACAGAAAAAATAAAGGGACTTCCAGTCAAACAGGAACCGGAACAACAACTTCAGAAGATTTAGATGTACGAAGCGACACTCCACAAAGTATGTTAGCCATTGGGGATATTAAAAACAATACCTATGCAAGTGACGCTTCATGGGATAACGCAAATGCAACAAGCACTAGCTCAAATGATTTAACAGTAGATAATACCGAAGATTATATCAATACAATTGTAGGTACGAATGGAGGTAAAAACTACTCCGAAATGTTGCAAGATTGGCGAAATACTTTTATTAATATTGATATGATGGTTATTGAAGATCGTTCAATTAAAGATTGTTTCATGCTTGTTTACGAAGGGAGATTGTA